AGTCTTAGCTTGTCTAAAATTTCGCATGCGTGCACCCCACGGATAGCGGATTCATACCTGGATGTGAATTAAGTAAATCTAAAGGTATGGCTGATCTCTGGTTGCTAGTGAAGGGCTGAGCAAGGTGTCCTAAAAACCCCCTTTTCTTTTATGCAGACAACACTATTGAATTCTTATACAGCTATATACAAACTTTTTCAAGAATTATAAAATATACAAGTACAACATGTCTTTAACTTTTGATCAACAAATGAATGTTTTGTCGCGTGGTTGCGCAACTGTCGTTCACGAATGTGATTTGACTCAGATAATTCATTATCATTTTGTCGGAGCCCCTTTTATAGGATTAGTTACGCAAGAAATACAAAAGAAGCGTGATGAAGCGAAAAAGAAGCGTGATGAAGCGAAAGTTGCGTCAAATCTAAATAAACATCCAAAAACAAATAAGGTGCCACTTAAGGTTTCCTTTGATGACGATGAAGGTTGGAAGATGGTTTATGAATTGGCGGAATTGTCAATTGCTGAGACATATGTGGTTGAAGAAATCATTAAGAAACAACGCGTTTTCCTTATTACACGTGTTCAATCAGATGATATTTATAATCCTCATCCTTATATTGCTAATCTCGAAAGAGAGTTAGCCTTTGGGGAAGAGAGTTGTAGAGTGGGTCAAGAACTTGCGAAACATCGAAACAAGTTGATACATGCACTAAATGGCAACATAAAGCAAGTTGGAGATACTTATGTTCATGATGGAAACATCTTGACATGGTCTGAAGAGAGCATCAAACGCTTGACTTTACAGCAATACAACGCTTGTTATGGTGAATCAAAAGAAATTGTTGATTATGTTAGTCTTTTGAATGAACTCGACATGTTTGAAAACAGGAAAATCACTACAAACTTTGAAATGACAACAACAACAACAGGCCTTGTGTCAATTTTAATAAAAGATGTGAAAATTTTTGCTTCAGGCAAGGGTTCAAATAGAAAGAAAGTGAAGAGGAATGCAAGCGCAAAATTATTGCGTAAGCTTTTGGCTGAATATTATTTCAATTTGACTTTGCCTCTAAGCATGAAAATGACGAACATTTTCCCACAGATTCCGCGAATGCAAAGTGAGTTTAAAGAAAACACAAAAAGAAACAGCAAAACCCATAAACATGATAATTCGAAACGATCCATTTTGTTACAAAATAAAGGTCTTGTAGAAGCTGCACGTCATCGTGTTGATTTTGAAAAGCACAACAAGTTGAAAAAAATTTATGCAATTCAACGTAAACAAGAGCAAGTTAAAACTGATGCAATTATAGCACAATTACAGACATTCTATTCGAATCGCGACATTGCAAATTTGCAATGGAAAATTCCAGTCGATGTGCGTTTTGGTGATTTCCAAGAGTTTTTGGATGCTATTGAAGGTTTTTTTTCCGAGGATGTGAAGAAGCTAATTGATTGGGCATCAGTAATGAATTGCTTTTATTTGATTTATTCAAATCCAGATTTGATGGTAAAGTGGAATGCTTGTGATAATTTACGAAGAATTCTGGGTATTAAAACAATGTCCCTGGCACTTTTCGCGAGTATGATCTTGCATGTTTGCAAACAATTGGGATTCATTTCTGGCGTTGAACACCCAAAACTCCAATCTTTTGACGCAGGCTCAACCTTGTCCATTTTGATTACCTTGGTGCTTTCTATATTATATAGAAGCAATCCCAAAGCATCGACAGTAGAAGTACTTGTGAACTCGTGTAAAGATTTACCATTAGCGTCGCGCGGCGTTGGACTACTTGAGGAAGTGGTTAAACGCACTTGCGCTTATGTTAAAGGAGTTGAAAGCTTGGATGATCTAGTACCAAATACGTTGAAGAAAATAGAAGAACAGGTCATGCAATTGAGCACAAAAGATGGCATTTCTCGCTTAACAACCGATGAAAAAGCTTTTGTAGAAATTTGCAAGTTGCGCCTGGATGTAATTAATCTTTCATCAGCAATAGATTCTAGGTCAGTTTATTATCAAAAATTTTTAGTGTTAAAAAGTCATGTTAATAACATGTATACTATTGCACAAAGATCTCCAGTGGCCGGATGTGGTAGACGTAAGAAACCCGTTGTTTTCCACATTTGGGGGGATGCTGGCATTGGAAAGTCACGTATAATTAAATTAATTTCTGCAGACACAATTTCAACTATTTTAGATTTGGAGGGTTTCACTGAAGAAGACATGAATGAAGCACTTGAATCATATGATCAATTCGTTTATTATCGCCCGGTTGGCGTTCAGTATGAACAAAATTTTGTTTCTTCACGAGCGAAAATTTATGTCTGTGATGATGCAAACCAAGTTGATGCAAAACATTTACAACAAGGAACACCATTTCCACAGGCGATAATTCACCTGAATAATGAACATGATCACATGTTACCAGTTGCTGAAATTGAAATGAAATCACAGGCTCTATTTAAATCTGCTTTGATTATTGCAACAGACAACAAACAAACACCGGATTTATCATATTTACAATGTCCTGAAGCTTATCATCGCCGAATTGACTTTTCATTTAAGATGGTTCTTAAAGAAGAATTTTCGAAATTCAGCAAAGGCACAAGAATGATTGATGTTTCAAAATTGGACTTAACACAACCTAATGAATATATCTATGAATTCCACAGTGGAGATAGAGTTTATTCTTACGAACAAGTTGTAGCAATGCTGCGAAATGAATTGAAAGACGTACATAAGCGTTTTAAAGATGAGACAGTGGTTTTTAAACGACGCGCTCAAATTACTCGAGAAAACATGCAAGAGGTTGAAACAGCTCCCGAATATGTTGCTGATGTGATACAAAACGCCGAGCGTCCAAAACGCGAACAAATTGCAAAAATGTTCAGAAGTGCAAAATCTGTTTTTGATACATCAAAACCATGTACTTCAGCACAGAGTGACCTAGTTTTCGGATCTACAGCAAAGATGGAGAGTAATTTTACTCTCCCCTCATTTTCATTTCTAGAGACAGAAAAACCTCCACGTGAAAGTGTATTCAAATCTTTCTTTATAATATATTTCTTGGCTTATTTACCCCTCGCTTGGTCGACGCGCTTAAATAATTTCTTCTTTGGACGCGCAAAGGATGACAAAATGAAGAGGAAAATTGTTCTCGCAACAATAACGTTCTTGATTACTTCTTTTGCAGCTTACAAAGTGTATAAGCGCTTTTTCCCAGCAGGCAAAAGAGAGAAAAAGAGAACTTGTAATACAACAAAGGTGGAAGCACTTGAGAAAAAGAAGAACGAATTACAAGAGAAAATCGAAGAGTTAAAGAAAATTGAAGACGATGTTGAAGTACAGAAATATAATGATGGACAACCAAAATCAGTCAAACAAAAAGAAAAAACACCCTCAAAAACACCAGTGGTTGTAGTTCCGATTTATAAAGCACAAGGAATGTTTGATACAAGTGTAACTAAGCTTTTTGTAAAAGACTATGTAAATTCAAGCAATACGGAATTGTCATGTCCAGCTGCATATCGAACAGAAAAGATGGTTTTGCAAAATATGTACATAATGATTTTGGAGTTCAAACGCCAAGGTCAATTACAATACGGAATTTTACGAGGCACTTTTTTGAACGATAGATGTTTGATAACAAATAGACATTTCTTTTCCGTTACTGAAGAGGAATACAAGACAGCGAGTGTTTCTCTGTTTAACCCTTTTAGGGAATACATGAGAATACCAACATCCCAACTTGATGTAATGTCGTTCGCCCACGAAGACGAACCAAATAGTTTATATTATGATTTAATTGCCATCAAATTTCCAAGTGCAGTAAAACAACACATTGATTTAACACAGGCAAACAATATGGAATGTAACTTTATAAAGATGGAAAACATGGATAAAATTTTACACCAAAATGCAACAATGGTTTCTTTGTGTGAAGCAGTTGAATTTGAGAAAATTAAAGGGATAGACACGATCGTTGCAAATCCCAGTTGGATTTTAATGGCAGAAAAACAAAGAATCTCTATCAAGGCAATTAATAAAGAACCTTTGCCAGCGACGGATCCAAACGGCGAATTGTTATACACATGGAAAACAGTATCGTATGATGCACAGACAATTCCTGGATCTTGCGGTAGTATTTTGGTGTCAAATTCTTCCAATGAAACGGGTAAAGTGATAGGAATTCATATGGCTGGTTATTGTATGACTGATGATGCTTTTGGTCAAATTATAACCGCCGAAATGATTCAAGCACTTAAACCTTATTGCCAAATGATGTATAAACCAGGGAAAATTGTGACCATCTTGCCGAATGAATTTCCCATTGTAGCAACAATTCCACGTCCATTGTACATGCCGTGCGAAACAAAATTGAGAAAATCAATTTGTCACGGTGAAATTTTTGAAACAACGAAAGCACCAGCAAAGTTGAAATATGGAAAAGGTGAAGAGCATGGAGCCGTTACTGCAATTAAGAAATACCTAACTCCAAGTTTCTTTCTCAAAGATGATGATCGTGCAGTGTGTAGAGCATATCTTTATCATCTTTTCAAGCCCAAAAGACCTATTAAGAAAGAGTCACGAAAAGTGGCAATAAGAGGAGTCGAAGGAAATAAATACAAACAAGCAATGAACAGAAAATCGAGTAGTGGAATTCCTTTGGCACAAGAAACCACCCAGCCAGGAAAAGAAGAATATCTTGGGAAAGGGGAAGAGTTCATTTACGATCACCCAAGATTGCTTGAACTTATTGATGACATTATCGATTGTATAATGAACAATAGAAGACCAGACATCTATTTTGCTGTAACAATGAAAGACGAATTGAAAAAGTTGGAAAAACTTTTAGCACGTATCTTCGCTGCAGGACCTTTACCATATTCCGTACTTTTTAGGGAATATTATCTTGATTATTTTGCAGCGACAATGGAGCAAAGAATTTTTAATTCCTCTTTAATTGGAATAAACATGTTGAGTTCAGACGTCGATGTACTTGTAGGTTATTTGTTGGAAGTTGCACATCCATCCGAGCGTGCATTTCTCGCAGGTGACTTCAAAAATTTTGATGGCACATTGATGTCTTGCCTTTTATGGGAGATTTATGAAGTGATTGAACAATTCTATGGACGTGAGAGCAAGATTACAAGAGCCTTATGGTTAGAAATTACTGATTCGAGACAAGTTTTTGGAAATGCAGTTGCACATATTGCTTCAGGTCAACCATCAGGCAACCCAGCAACGACATTTGTAAATACAATGTACAACACAGCTTTACTATATTTAGTCGTTTCAAAAATTTTGCTTAAAGTAGGAACAAGTGAAGCATTTGAGGTTAGAGTTAATTTGACAGAACATTTTCGAGTTGTAACATACGGTGATGACAATTTGATGTCATTTTCACAAACTTTAAGACGTTTAATTGATCCGAAAGAGATAACATTAATGATGAAGACACTAGGCCACACATATACCAATGATGCTAAGGATGGCAAAGAATTGGAATACAAACTACTTTCAGAAGTTTCAATCCTAAAACGCACTTTTTCTTTTGATTCAGTGCACGGATGGATTGCGCCTTTGGAATTAGTTTCTATTCTTGAATGCCTGAATTGGGACAAGGTAGATAATAGGAAACGAGAAGCAAAACGAGCACAAACCGTAGTCAATATGCGTGTGGCAATTCGAGAGTTAAGTCTACACACGCAACCAATATTTGAAAAATACAGACACCTAATTCTCACCTCAGCTGACAGACATAATTTGTTATTACCACCAGAATGTAGATTCTCGCAAAGTGATTTGCGTAACATGACACGTAATGGTGATAATTTATTTTATTTCTCCGATGATTTCAGCGTTATTGTTGATCATAAGCTGCGTCAGAATATTTATTCAGAGCATGACGAAAACCCGCTCATCACAGTTCAAGATGTTTGGCCGCGTCTTGAAATGAAACAATGGTCAACAGAACAACGAAATGAAAACCAATCACAAGAGATAACATCACAACAAATCATCACATATGATAATGAAACAGAAATAATCAGAGAACAAGTACCCGCACAAAAGAGCTTGTCAGAGGAAAAATTCTATCAATTTGAAGAGATACGTGACCACACAGTGAGAGACATTGTTAGTAGAGTTTATACCATTGCAAACATCACAGTTCCAACAGGTGGTTTACC